CGGCCTCGTAAACGATAATTTAATTTTTCTGTAAACTGCTCAACAGGGCTCGTGGCGGACCTTTGAGCCGTGCCTTGTGTGCTTTCATTAAAGTTCGCACCCGGATTGTTTCTTGACTTCATAGTAAACGCTACGTCAGGGTTAACACTAGTAGACCCGTTAAATGTAATATCCGGTATGACTTGTTTTAAAAAAACAAACTTATCGCCGTCACCTATATCAATCGCAGAAGACTCTATAAACGATGTCATAGCAGAACCGTCATCATCAAATCCAACTTCATGGTTGTATAAAAACTGATTACCAGTGGCTTGTGGCAGATTTCTTATACCTCTGTCAATCCACGCATCTCTTGCTAATGTTCCGTAATACCAAACTTTTTCTAAATAATTGTAAGCAACATACTTATCTATCTGTGTACCAGCAGACGATGGATAAAACCATAATAACTCACTAAACTCTGAGTTAACACCAACATGAACTTTGTCACGCTCTGCAAAATTAAAATCTAGAAATACTTTATCTTTTACTGTGCAAGGTAGTTGTATTGTTTGACCACCAGAGTAAACATAAAACGTATCAACACCCATCCAGTACACAGCATCCTCAACAGCAACAGCAGAAAAAGGACTCATAATCGTTATGTTCTTAGACAGTTCTTGTAAACCAAACGTAAATGGTGGACCTATAAACTTCATAGCGTGCAGTGTTTTGTTTGTGAAGACGAGTATCTGTTGTTTTGTTTCAACAGCTTGTACGAAGGTAGATCCACCACCTAACCTTAAATCACCTGCTGTGTTTGTAGCAGTTGGAAAAAAATCTACTGGGTTTTCTTGTGAAGAGAAACGTATTAACAATGGATCTTGTATTCCATTTCCTATTGTAGCCGAAGACGTTGCACCTAATCCATCACAACCAAACACGATAACATGCCGGTCTTGGTCTGATACAAGCACTTGTTTAGCTACTGTTGGAACACTTGTTTCTCCAGAATATGTGCTTGTTGCGCTGAGTTCTACTGCTCTGTTGCCTAAACCATTTGTTTTATCCCAGTAAAATAAACCACCATCTCTGGGATTAATAATGATGTCTTCACCAAAATTGTCATGTGACCATAACCTAATCTGTGCTCCGGGGGTCGTGACACTTGCTGCATCACCCCATCCAACAAAGTCATTGGCAGAATCTGCATTACCAGTTGCTAATCTTACAAGAGTATTGTCTGCGTGTGTGGCTGCATCTGTACCACTTGCACCTCTGGTTGATGGACCTCCACCAGTTCCTAAAGTATTAGAACTTATCGTGCCAACAGTAATTAGTTCTTCTTCTATTAATATCAAATCACCAGCCGTGATCCCTGTTGCACTGTCTACGTCTATTGCAGTTTCACTTGCGTCTAAGGCTTCGTTAAGTTGAGTTGCCAAAGCACCTGATGTTGTACCACTCCACTGACCTGCACCCCAACCAGTTCCACCGACTGTTACATCTAATCCAACATTCAATTGATACGCACCTACAACGCTAGACCCACCATTACCAGTATCAGATGAGTTTGCTGCAACACTAGATGTAATTGTGTAAGCATTAGAACTTATAATAGATGCAATTTGAAACTCTGCATTAAGTATTGTGGCAGTTATTGTACCACCTAAAGTTGCTGCACCAGAGAATGTTACAAAGTCTTTTTCATTAGCACCATGTGCTGGATCGGTAACAGTTATGGTTGTAGATCCGTTTGTCGCAGAAAAGGTTACATCGCCTGCACCTGTGGTATTTCTAATTGGCGTAATGTCATTAAATGTCTGACCTTCTTCTATGTAGTATTTAAGGTGCGTTCCAATACCCATAAAGTCAGAGCCATCAAGAGCTACCCAGTTGTGTAGTCTTCTAGCACTGCCTAGATACTGATTAGAACTATATTTCTCCCAACCACCAAACTTTTCTGGAAAGCCAAAACGAAATCTTACTTTATCACCATCAACAAAACCACCTTCGTTACTGTAAGATGTGATGTCAGATATTATACCGGGCCTAAATTTTAAAGCTGTCATAGGCATTACGCTGTACCTCCAGTCAAAGATCCACTACCACTTGATGTTACATTGCTAACACCTTGTATTGATTTACCAGAAGCTCCACCAGCACTACCACTTGATCCATTTGTTGGTGCAGTGGCTGGGAAACTTACTGA